CCGAATACAACTACCTCAAAAACCGAGGCGAGAACCGCAGCGACCGCGAAACTTTGCGCTACTACGAACTCGGCCAATGGTATCGCACCTACCGGCAAGCCATGGACGAGGTGGAAACCAACATGGAATTTGGCAACCGCGCCGCCGCGCAATCCGCCATCCGTGGCCTAGTCCAAGACAGCAAACTCTACAAAGCCCGTTAAAGCGGCTTCGGCCTTTCCAGCAGGGCGTGGTAGTGCTTCTCGACGACATCCATTGAGTCGCGCAGGAGCTTCGCCGCCACCTCTAGGCCGTCCCGCTGGGCGATGCGGCTGCCGTATTCCTTTCTCAAATTATAGGCTCCCTTCGCGCCATCGGGGATGAAGCGCCGCACAAAATCATTGATGCCATCGTGGGTCAGGTCGTCTGCCTCGGTCTTGTGAGCGCGGGGAATGACATACTCGCCCTCGCCAAGCGTGGCCTGGATCAACCGCATCAGGCGGAGATTCGCAGGCACTCGGCCATATTTTCCATTTTTGCTGTGAAAGTCAGGGCGCTTGATGAGAACCAAATCCACGCCGCGCTTGTTGGGGAGCCAATCCACCCAATCCCACCGCAGCTTGGCCACCTCGGAGTTTCGCAACCCCGCCCGCCGCATCAGCCAGTAAATCGCCCACACGCGGGGATTTTCCCGCCGCAGGGGAATCCTCGCCGCCGCATCCATCCGCCGCAGGATGTCGCGGGGGATGGGCTCGTAGCTTTGATCCTGGGCTTTTCCGCCCGAGACTTTCCAGAACTCCGTCAAATCCGGCAGCGTCAAATCCGCGAAGAGGTGCATCCGCCGCTGGGCCACCACTTGCTTGACCGTCTGCACGCTCGACCTCACGCCCGCCTCGGTGCAGCCCGCCGCCATCCGCGCCGTGATCCAATTCCTCAAGACCGGAGCGGTGAGCACCAAATGAGAGGACACGCCGCGCCAATCCGCCTTGCCGCTCGCCTCGGCGACATACTTGGCAAACCCGCTCGCAGCCTTCACCGCCGATCCGCCGGGGCCGTGGAGCTTGAACCGGTCCACAATCTCGCCCGCCGTGGCATAGCCTGGACGCCGGACGACCTTCGCCAGCTCCTCCTCGTTGCCCGAGCGCAATCCCTCGGCAATCTTGCGGGCCTTCGCCTCCGCCGCCGACTTGCCGCTTTTGTTGTTCAAGCTCACGCCCGTGGCCTTCTCGACCCGCTTGCCGCCGATCTGCACGCGGTAATACCAGCCATTGCGTGACTCTTTCCAATAAACCGTGATCTCGTTGTGTTTTCTCATGGGGTCGCCACTTTTGTCCGCCACTATGGTCGCCACTTCAATCCGAAATTCGATGGATGGGGTGAATACATTAGACGGTCAAAAACTAGAAATTTCTGACAAGTTACCTAGTGAAACCGGAAATGGTCGCCACTTTGAGGGGAAGAGGGGAGTGCAGCCGGAAAGACTCGAACTTTCAACCTTCTGATCCGTAGTTTCTCGGGCATTTGTTGATTTTGTTTGGGTTAGATGTTGTGTCGGCCACTTTGGTCGCCACTTTACATTTTGATGCGGCGGCGTTCTTCTTCGGTGGGGCGGTCGGGGCGCTGGGTGTTTTGGTTGAGTTGCTGGCGTATCCAGGCGCTTAATTTTTCGGGGTGGGCGGCGCGGATCCAGGCGGATTTTTCCTCGGGCCAACAGAAGAATTGGATTTTGGCGGTCATGTTCTCGGCGTCGGGGTCGCGGGCGGCGTTGCGTTTGCCGGTGTTTCCGTGGAGTTGTTGGTCGTTCATTGTGTGGTTGGATATTTGATTAGGATTGTCTCGGCGTTTTTGATGGCAATGACAAGGAACTCGATGTTGATTTTTGTGGCAATGGGGTTCTCGATCTCTTGGGTGAGGCGTTGGGCGCAGTCGGTGAGCAGGGCGAGGGCGTTGTAGAGTTTATGGGGGAAATTTTGCGTCCGTCCGCAGGGTTGTTTTCGACGGGGGCTGAGGGTGATTCGTGAAGTTGCTTTCATGGTTCGGTGCCGGATTCCGTCCGGCGCGGGTTGAATTTTTATGGGGGTGGGTTGGTTTGGTTTTAATTTTCGCGGCCATCCGCTTTGTTTTATTCCGGCTCGGGGGTAGTTACCGGCTGGCCGTTCACCAGGGCGGGGAGGATTTCGGCGTCGTCCTGGGCAAGCTGGGCCTCGGTGGTGTGGCCGGGCTGGATGTCGAGACGGGCAAGCGCCGCCTCGAGTTGTGAGGCGGCGCGGGTGAGTTGCTCGGGGGTCATGGCTTGGGCCTTGGGTAATAACCGGCGGGCGTGTCAACCTGGGTAATGTTTGGGTTTTTCTGCATGATTTCGGCGGCTTGCTCGGGGGTGATTTTCTTCGAGACGACAGCCCGCGTGCCGATGGTTTGGAATTTGATTTCGGTTTTCATTTTGTGCGTTGGTTTGGTTGGTTTTTTGGTTGGTGTCAATAGGTGGCGGGCTCGCCAGTTGCGGCGGCGATGGCTTCGGCGATCTGGTCGCGGAGCTGCTCGCCTTCGGTGCCTGCGGCGTCTCGGGCGTCGTAGGTGTCGCCCATGGCTTCGAGGGCGGCGCGGAGTGCTTCGAGCATTTGCGGGGCAGCTGCAATCAAGCGGGCGTTGGCAAGTGTTTCATTGGGGCTGTGTGTGGTTGTTGTCATTTCTTAGGTGCCGGATGCCGTCCGGCGCGGGTTGGTGTTTGGGTTGTTCTGGGGGGAACGGTTTTAGTGCGCGGCTTCTTCGGTGGCGCGGTGGATGTGTTGGGAGATGCTGGCGTTGTTGTGCCATGTGGAATGTAGCCAATTCCAGAGGGCGTTTTCACTGGCGGCGGCTTGATCGGGCAGGGGCAGGCCGTAGCGGGTGCAATACTCGCGGGCGTCGTTTAGAGCTGCGGCAAAGCTTCTGGCTCGGTGGGTGAATGTGTAGCGGGGGCCGGAGGTGACTAGAACAGCATCGCCGCGCAGTGGGGAGCCGATGGCTTCGGAATAAACGCCCATGCTGCCTTCGGTGCCGGGTGTATGGGCAAGGCTCATGGTGCCGTCTTGATAAAGCCAACGGTCGATATGGTAGGCCATGTCAATCATGCCATCGAAGCCGCCGAATTGATAATTTTTAGTAATGTCTTCGACTGCGCGGTCGCTTGGGCCGTCTGTCCAAGAAATGTTGATGGAGTTGTTGTCGGATGTGACGCTAAATTTTGTCTGTGGAAACTCGATCCGGAGCTGGTGGCGAATGAGGGTTGCAGCTTCGGGGCAGGAAATGCAACCGCTGGAGCGGGCGCGGTTGTAGATTTCGCCAATATCGTTTGTGCGGGCGGCGCGGGTGGCTTCGGCTCGTTTGGCGCGATAGGCGGCGCTTTCTTCTAGGTTTTTGAAGAAGCTCGAAATTTCTCGGTCGCATTGTTGGGGGTTTGAAAAGCGATAGTGCCAAGTGTGGCGGCCTGCGGTGCCTTTGTAGGCGATGGCGTGCTTTTTGTCGGGGGAGTAATAAACAACGCCGTGGGCTGTTTCGAGGGTTTCGGTGCAGTGTTCGGGCCGGTAGCGAGCAGCGAGGCGGGCGGCTTTGGTGATTAGTCTGTTCATTTTCTTCGGTGCCGGATGCCGTCCGGCGCGGGTTTGTTTGGTTCGAGGTGCCGCCTCGGCGGGCGGGCCGTTTGTGGCCTGCGGGATTAAATCTATGGAGAATTAAAATGAGCGCAAGAGAAAATTTTGTTTTGGCTGAAACTTTTTTTGAAAATTTCTATTGACAGGCGCGGAGGCCGATGAAATGGGCCTCGGCGGGTCATCGGGTTTTTTTCTGTGTGAGCTTTTGGGCGTCGGCGCGGAGGGAATCGAGCAGGGGATTGGCGGCTCCGGGGCAAACAATGGCGATGTGCTGGGGCGGCATCTCGGAGGGTTGGAACATTTCAATCGCTTGGGCTCCGTTGGGCCACCGGGCGCGGAAATAGTGGGTGAGGGCTCCGGTCTCGGGCCAGCGTGGGCGGCCTGAAAATGTGGTGTCGGGGCGGATTTTTAGAGTCACGGGGGCCGCGCCGAGGACATTGCCGTTCCAATCGACGATCCCGCCCGCCGGGCTGGTGTGGATCGTAATTTCCATGGGGGGATGGGCGGCGATGGCGCGGGGCGCGAAGGTCTCGCGGGGGTCGGGCTGGGTGGCGCAGCCGGTGAGGATGGCGGCTAGAGCTAGGAAATAGGCGGCTGGGCGCATGATTTTATTTCGCAGATTTGCGCCCGATGCCCTTCTGGTAGCGGATCGGGGTTTTCGCTGTTTTCGACCCACCAGCGGATTTGTCGGATGGATCGTGGATCGAGTCCCCATGGGCCTCGGTTGGGTTTTGCTGGTCGTTCAAGTGAACGCGAGATAAGGGCGCATGATTGGGAAATAATTTTTCCTTCAAGTAGGTTTCGAGGTCGAGCATGTCGGCCTCGGTGAGGGATCGGTTGCCGTTCGCTCGATAGGTGCGGACGAACCATTCGCAGGCCTGCTCGACGACATTGTTCCGGGTGATGTTGAGGCCGGTATTCGCGGCGATTTCGTCGAGCAATGCAATGACCTCCTCGGGCAGTCGGATCGAGAAATTGCGTTTGGTTTTTTCCTGTTTCACAGGTTGCAATGTAACACGATTAAATTTTTCGCAATTTTTTTGTTGCTGGTTCGGTAAATTTGTAACATGAATTAACCCGCAATGAAAACCATCAGCATTCGATTGCCAGCAGAACTCCACCGGGAAATCGCCCGGATGGCCGATGAACAGGGCCTCAAGCCCGGACAGGTGATTCGCTCACTCCTCCTCCGCATGGTGAAATCCAAACGCCAGGAGGTGCCGGTATGAAACGGCGGCGCCTTTTTTTTGTAGAGGGGCTGACTGCCTTTCGGCATCGGGTCGGGGAATACTTTTGGGCGTTCACCTCGGGCGAGGCTCGGGCGCTCTTTTTTGCTCAATTCGGCACCTACCCGAACAAGGTGGAGGTGGAGCGATGAGCGGCGCGGATTTTTTGCGGTTGGCGGGGTTTGCCTGGGATTTTGCCTGGGCAATCAGTCCGGCGCTTTTTTTGGCGGGGTTGACCTGGAGGGTGTCCCGATGATTGAGAAACATTATTCGCCGTCTGAGCTGGCGAAAATCCTCGGGATTTCGCGGGCGGGGATGCACCTCCGGCTGCACGATGGCACATTCGGCCATGTCCGCCTCGGGGATCGGGTCTTGATTCCGGAGAGCGAGGTCCAGCGGGTGCTGGATGAGCACAGGATCGAGAGCGCACACGCTCGGCCTGCGCGGCCTGCGCACCGGCGCAATCTTTTCGCCCACGCCTAAGACATGCCGGACCCTGCCGCCGATCCGGCTTTTTTTTGTGCCCAAAATTCTCATGGGGTGAATACCCCATTGCAGGCCGTGGAGGCTGCCTCCGCCGCCGCGCCTTTTCTTTTTAATTTTGAGGAATTAAGTGCGGAGAAGCTCGAAGGCGTCGGGGAGTTCACCGGCGAGCGTTTGCTGGCCCGCAGGCCGGATGCTTACCGGGCGATTATCCGAATGAGTGCCGAGGGTCTGAGTATTTCCGCCCAGGCTCGGGCGCTTGGGGTGAGTCGGAACACGGTTTGCGCCGTGAGGGATCGGGAAGGATTTTCAATAGAGCAGGATAAAAAGGATTTATTGCGGGATGTTCGTCGGGCTGCCCGGCTTTCGGTCGAGAGGGCCATCGAGTTGGTGCCGTCGATCAATAGCGCGAAGGATGCGGCCATTGTCGCCGCCGTGATGGTGGACAAGATGCAACTCCTCAGCGGCGAGGCCACCGCCCGCGTCGAGCGGGTCGAGGTTAGCCAGGACAAACTCGCCGAGATGCTGGCCTCGCTGCCGGTCCTCGAGGCCGAGGTGCTGCCGCTAACCGGTCCAAGCGACGCCGCGCCGGAACAAAAGGGGACCGCTGCCCTGCCTGGCGTGATGCCTGCCGGGGTTGTCTCTGATTCGTTATCAGATGTTTTGCCCTCCTTTACAGATATAGGCTCGGCGATGTCCGCCACTTTGTCCGCCACTTCGCCCCACGCCGCCGGTGTCGAGCCGGTCGAAGCCGTGGCCGTGGCGGTCGATGAGGAGGGGGGGGAGGGGGTCACGGATTTTGCACCCCCCCCATCACAACCCACTGGTTTGGGTTCACAGAAATTTTTGGACAAAGGGGTCTCTGATGCCCCGCAGGACGCTTCGGATTCATCCACCCTACCATGAGCAATAAAAAACAAAAAAACGCCGCGCTGGAGCCGTCTCCGGCTCAGGATACGCCTGCGCCTTCCGCGCCGGAGTATATCACCGCCCGCCTGCTGGGGCATGAAATCAATCGGCAGTTCCTTACTCTCTCCGTTCCCGATGGGGTGGGGGGCTTCTCGCGGGTGCGGATGCGCGTGCCGCTCCGCCTCGCCCATTGCTTCAAAAAAAACGCCGTCGTCCGTGTGCGTCGCACCGACGATCCCCTTGTTGTCGAACCTTTTCCCTCGATTTTATGAAAAAACAACCAGTTACCCTCTATTCCACCGCCTCGGAATCAGCGGCTTTATTCCGCCGATTTCTCGAAAAACAATCCCCCCGCATCACCGCCACCGCCTTTCTGGCCGCTCTCCGCGCCTTCCGCGCAAGGAGGTCCGCATGAAGGCTCGTCTTGTCGTCATTGATACCGAGACCGGCGGCCTCGATCCCGAGCGCCACGCCCTCTTGAGCGTCGCCGCCGTGGATAGCACGGATGGCGAGGCGTTTGTCGGCCTGATCCGCCCCCATGCCGATTGGATTACCGAGCCCGAGGCGTTGGCCAAGAACGGCTTCACCCTTGAGTTTCTGCAAAAAAACGGACGCCCCGAGCGCGAAGTCCTCCAAGACCTCGCCCTCTGGCTCGCCCAGCGCCGGTTCAGCCTCCTCGCCGGGTGCAATGTCGCCTTCGACCGCGACTTCCTCCGCGCCGCCTTCGCCCGCCACGGCATGACCTGGCCTATGCACAAGAGCGTCGATCTGCAAGCCGCCGCGTGGCTCGCCTACGAGGCCGGTCGGCTCCCGCTCCCCGAGGGCAAGGACGGCCTGCCCCGCCTGAGCCTCGACCACATCGCCGCCGCCATGGGCTTCTCGCGCAGCAGCGACACGCACAACGCCCTGGAAGACGCCCTCATGACCACGGCCTGCCTCCGCCGCCTCATCGACCGCCTACCCCCCCCGACCATTGTATGAAAAAAAACGGCCAGCATTTCCTAGAAACCTACGACCGCGACGACAGCCGCGCCGGTTGGAAATTCCCATCCGGAGGGGGCAAAGACATCGACGCCGCCTGCAACCGCTGGCTCGAAAAAAACACCCCCCCCTCCAAAAAGAAAAAACGCCGCTTCGGCAACTACTGACATGAACTGGATTAAAATGCGTAGCAATCTCTGGAACGACCCCCGCGTCACCAAAATTTGCGACATCACAAACAAACCTGAGCGCGAGGTCATCGGCTCCCTGTATTGGCTCTGGACTATGGCCGACGATCAGAGCGTTGATGGTCGGCTAGACGGCTTCTCTCTGGGAGCTATCGACCGCAAGACCGGATTCAAAGGCATCGGAGCCGCCTTGGTGAAAGTCGGTTGGCTTTTGGAAACAGAAGAGGGTGTTGAGATTGCACGCTTTGACGAGCACAACGGAGCCTCCGCAAAACGCCGCGCCAGTGAGGCCAAGCGTATGCAATTCGTTCGCAAGCCCAAGGAAACTTGTTCGCAATCCATGCGAACAGAAAGCGAACACCATGCGCAGCTAGATAAGAATAGAATAGATATATCCCCTATAGTCCCCACAGGGGACATGAATTTGGAAGTCGAAGAAACTCCCAAACCCGAGGAGACACACCCCCACCTCGCCCGGCTCCGCGCCCTCTTCCGCATCCAGCCCTCCACCCCTCTCGATACCTCTTCCCTCCGTGCATGGGAAAAAAATAAAAAAAGCGCGGCGGCCCTCACCGAAGACGAGTGGCGCACTCTCGAATGGGCTTACCGCCAAAAAGAAGGCCCCGCCGCGCAGTTCCGCCGCAAGGACTTATCCACCCTTCTGAATAACCTCCTCGCCGAAGTCACCCGCGCCCGCGATTGGGCCACCCGCTCTGGCTACCACCCCAGCGCCGCCCCCTCCGCCCCCGTCGAACCCGCTGGCTGGCGCGACCTTATCGAGTCCGAACACCCCGAATGCAACCTCACCACCTGGGCCGCTCTCCCCGATAGCATGAAAGCATGGGTCCGCGAAAAACAACGCGAACTTTCCGCAGCATAAACCAAATAAAAACAACATGATCAACTACATCGAAACCATCCAAGAAGCCACCGAAGGCCCCCGTGTCGTCACCCGCCATTACCCCGATTGCATCAATGATTTTCTCCGCTGGCAAGTCGGCATCTACACCGCCCGCCCCGTCGAAGAACCTCTCTACGAGACCATTTACGACGAGAATGGCCAGCCCATCCTCACCGAGTCCGACGCCATCCAGCACCGCCTCATCGGCTACGAGACGAACCCCACCGTCTTTGTCAAAGTCTTCCACCTCCTGGGCTTCGGCGCGGATTTGAAAATCGCCACCGCCGCCGCCTCACCCAAGCTCGCCGCCCTCGCCGCCTGATGAAAAACTCCCTACCCGAAAACCTCCTCGCCGAGCGAGCCGTCCTCGGAGCCGCCATCGCCGATGGCCGCCACGCCGATGCCGTGTTGGAGGTCGTGAGCCCCGACCAGCTCACGCACCCCGCCCACCGCCTCATCCTCTCCTGCCTCGCCACCATGCGTCAGGAGGCTCGGCCCGTCGATCTCATCTTGGTCACCACCGAGTTGGAAAAGCTCGGCCAGCTCGAAGAGTGCGGTGGCCATCAGGGGCTCAGCGATCTCGTCCAAGACCTCGCTGTCACGGCCAACTGGCGCTACTACGCCGCCGAAGTCCTCGACATCTGGCGACGCCGCTCCATGCGCCAAGCCGCCCTCGCCATGGCCGAAGCCGCCAACGACCCCGCCCTCACCACCGACGATGCGATGGAACGCTGCGAAGTCGCCCTCTACGGCCTCCGCGAGCAATCCACCAGGGAAAACCCCGTCTCCCATTGCAAAACCGCCGTCCTCGCCGCCGTCGATCACATCGAGAAAGTCTACGCCAACCGAGGCCAGACCGTCGGCCTCGCCACCGGCATTCACGATCTCGACCGTTCCACCGGAGGATTCCTCGGCGGGCAAATGATCATCATCGCCGCCCGCCCCGCCTGCGGCAAATCCGCCCTCGGGATGCAATTCGCCCTCCACGCCGCCATGCAATCCGCCGTGCCCACCCTCGTCTTCTCCGTCGAAATGCCCAGCACGGAACTCATGGTCCGCGCTATCTGTTCCGAGGCAGGGGTCGATCTTCAAAATGTCCGCCACGGATTTTTCGGCACCAGCCAGCTTGCCGGAGTCGGAGCCGCCGCCGGGCGACTCGCCCAGGCCAAGCTCTACCTCGACGACACCCCCGGCCTCACCGTCGCCCAATTCCGCTCCCGCGCCCGCCGAGCCAAGACCCAGCACGGCCTCGGCCTCATCGTCGTCGATTACCTGCAATTCATGCACGGCAGCTCCAAGAGGGCAGGGGAGAGCCGCGCCCTCGAAGTCAGCGAGATCAGCAAAGCCATCAAGACCACCGCGAAAGAACTCAACATCCCCATCATCGCCCTGGCCCAGCTGAACCGCGACGCCGACGAAGGCAGCAAGCCCAAGCTCTCGAACCTCCGCGAATCCGGCAGCATTGAGCAAGACGCCGACACCGTTCTGTTGATTCACCGCCTCGATAAAAACAAAAAACGCGACGCCGACGAAGAGCCCATGGATCACAACACCCTGCTCATCTTGGCAAAACAAAGAAACGGCCCCACCCCCGAGATCAAGCTGAACTTCATCGGCCAGCACACCATTTTCCGAAATGTCACCGAAAAACTCTACAGCAACAACCAGAACGAAAGACAGAAATGAAAAATAAAACAACCGACTCCATCATCACCTGGTCGCCAGCAAAGCGCGGGCTGCCAGATAGCGACACCACCGTCCTCGTCCACCTCGCCGATGGCGAAGTCTGGACCGGCTTCCACGATGGCGAAGTCTGGCGATTCGTCTCCGGCGACCGCATCGAGTCCCAAGTCGTGCATTGGGCGCCATTCCCCGAACCGCCCACCGCACCCACCAAATGACCCTCAACCACAAATCCACCCGCACGCTCACCGAGCACACCTACCGCCTCACCGACGACTCCGACCACAGCCTCGGAAACATCGTCATCACCTTCGAGAACGGCAGGTTTTTGAAATGCGACTTCCCATTTCGCGGCACCTACACCCGCGAGCAATGGGCCGTCCTCGCCGAGATCGAAGCCGAAATCCAGCGCCTCCACCTCGGCAAACAACCCATCGACCGCTTCTTTGATTTATGAGCCAATCCATCGACCCCTTGATCGCCTGTCCCGCCTGCCGCCGCGAGTGGCAGGACCACCCCGGCGTCGCGCATTGTTGCAAGCTCGCCACCGAGTTAGCCGCCAGCCTGCGCGACATCCTCACCTATGTCCGAGCGCCCGAATACTCCCGCGACATCACCGAGCAGGAAATCTTCTTCGACGCGGTGGAAAACGCCCGCCGCCTCGTCGTCAAAGCCGGGCATTTCCAAGACTATCCCCCCGAGCCTCATCTATGAGCAAAACACCCGAAACAGACCATGTGAGAAAATCAAACGACTGCAATGCAGCGGGCTTTGCCCGCATGATGTTGCACGCTCGCAAACTGGAGCGCGAGCGAGATGAAGCGAGGAATGCGATGAAGCAAGCTATGATCGCCTACGCTGAGTCATGCAAAGCGGTTGATAATTGGAGGGCGAGAGATGAATGACACGCCCAAGACAGATGCTTTCTTCCTTAAAAGGGGATCGTGGAGCGACGACATTTTAGCTTTTTGCCGCAAACTGGAACGCGAACGCGACGAGGCGAGGGAGCAAGTGGAAGAACTCACTGCCGTCATCAAAGGGCTCCGCGCCATCATGCGCCAAGAGGCCGCTAAATGACCTGCCCCACCTGCCAAGCCGATACGCGGGTTCTTTCTTGCCGCCCGGTAGGAGAGGAATTTGTGCGCCGCCGCCTGTGCGAGAACGGCCACCGGTTCAACACCTCCGAGACCCTGCGGCCCGGCCCGTTCCCCTGGCGACCAGCCAAAGTCAAGAAAACCCACAAACCCAAGCCCAAACCCAAACAACAATCCACCCACTGGCTCGCCCGCATCGCCGCCTTCGTTTCTGCATGAACTCACTCCGCGACTACCTCACCGCCCGCCGGTTCGATCCCGACCACGCCCTCAATCTCCTGCAAGACCACGGCATCATCTCCGACGAATGCGTCACCCCCGAAGATGTCGGCGACGCCGGTCGCGCCATCACCTGGTTAAGCCTCCGCGAAGATGAACTGAAGCCTGCCAAACAATAAACAAATAATAAAATATATGTATATAAATATTACTGACAGAGAATATAATGAGCTGTGCAATTTGTCCGAAAAGCTCCCTTTTTTGATAATAGAAAAAGGATCAACGCCAAAAGGAAAACAAAAAATCGAAATACATTGCAAACAAGGAAAATTAACCACTTTTTACCATGATATAGAATTAATTGAGAATTTAGTTAATGCGGCAATAGCAATGAGAGAAATAATATATGATTTAAGAATACAGCAACTTAAGGAAAGTAAAGACGGTTATTAAAATAATTTCCTCCTCTGTGCCCTCTGTGTCCTCTGTGGTCAAATGATCCCTCAAACCCCCAACCCCGTCATCCCCCCCATCGAAGTCGAAGGCCGCCGCGCCGATGGCAGCTTCGTCGTCCGCTACCGAGGCCAAAAGCTCGCCGCCACCGAGGCCCAACTTCTCGCCATCCACCGCGAGCGCGAGGAGCAGATCGCCCGCATGGTCGAAGACCCTTGGCGCTACGGCTGGCTAAACCCCGCCTGGCAGCGCGCCGATTCCGCCTATGCCGACCTGCGCGAGAAATTCCCCAAAGGCGTCACCGAACTCCTCATCCTTGGCGGCAACCGCTCCGGCAAGTCCCGCTACTTCGCCCGCCGCGCCATGCAACACCTCGTTGAGAAACCCGGCGCGAAAGTCTGGTGCCTCCAATCCACCGAAGCCGCCAGCATCCAAAACCAGCAGCCCTACTTGTGGGAGTATTTGCCGAAAGAGTGGAAACCCAGCGCCAGCGGCAAACTCAAAAAAGGTGCTGTCGCCAACATCACCTATTCGCAAAAGGGCGGCTTCACCGAAAACAGCTTCGTCCTGCCGAATGGCTCCCAATGCTGGTTCAAGTTCTACTCGATGGAAGTCACCTCGATAGAAGGTGCCGAGTTAAATTTCTGTTGGGCAGACGAATTAGTCACCCCGCTGTGGCTGGAAGCCCTTCGTTTTAGGCTACTTACCCGCGACGGCGAACTCGGCATCGGGTTTACACCGATCGAAGGCTACACCACCACCGTCAAAGAATACCTCGATGGCGCGAAGACTTTAGAGGAATGCCCCGCCCCGCTGCTTCCCCGCTACCGCGACGGCCATCTCCTCGGCGTCGAGACCGTCCCCCGCGTCCAGCAATGCACCCGCGAGAAAGCCCGCGTTGTTTATTTCCACACCGCCGACAACCCCTTCGGCAACCCCGAGGCCATGGAAACCGAACTCCGAGGCAGCAACCGCGAACGCATCCTCATGCGAGCCTACGGCGTCCCCACCAAAGCGCGGATGTCCATGTTCCCGAAATTCCGCGAGAATGTTCATGTCGTCCCTCACGACAAAGTTCCCACAGCGGGAACCGTCTTCCATTTCGTCGATCCCGGCGAAGGGAAAACTTGGGCCATGTTGTGGATTCGCTTCACCCCCGATGGCCGGTGCTGGATTTACCGCGAGTTCCCCGACCAGCTCGACTACATCGAAGGCGTCGGCTATCCCGGCCCGTGGGCCGAAGCCGATGGCAAGCTGCAAGACGGACGCCCCGGCCCCGCGCAAAAAGCCTGCGCCGGGTTTGGCTTCGAGGACTACAAGCGAATCATCGAAGCCGCCGAGAAAGCCGACTCCGCCGAGCCCGCCGAGCGTTGGATGGATAGCCGCTACGGCAACACGCCCACCATGACGCACGAAGGCGTGCGAACTTTGATCGAGCAATGCAGCGAGCGCATCGGCCTCGACTTCCGCGCCACCAGCGGCCAAGCCATCGTCGAAGGCGTCACCCTCATCAACGATTGGCTCGCCTACAACGACGAAGCCCCCGTCGATGCCCTCAACTCCCCCCGCCTCTACATCAGCGAGCGTTGCCAAAACCTCATCTACGCCCTCAAGACCTGGACCGGCAGCGACGGAAAACGCGGTGCAACAAAAGACTGGATTGATATTTGTCGCTATATTGCGCTCTCCGGCGTCGAATACGAAGACCCCGCCTCCCTCCGCACCCGAGGAGGCGGCTGCTATTGACACCAAATGAAATCCCACGAAATGAAAATCTACATATTATTTTCAGGACATATTTCATGCGACAAGGGCTCGCCTATCGCCGCCTTCAAAACCAAAAAAGCACTTCGTGAATTTGTGCGTGAGGAATACCCAAATGCAAGAAGCACCAACCGCATGGAGAAAAATGAAATGTATTGGGAGGATGAGTGTTGGTGGATCAAATGTGACGACCAAATAGATTTATTCTGAACCCCTCCGTGTCCTCTGTGTCCTCTGTGGTCAATCCCTCCCTTGACTCCCTCCCGTAAAATCTCCCTATCCATGAAACTACTCCGCCGCCGCGATGTCATGGCCCGTCTGGGCGTTTCCGCAAAGCAAATCACCAAACTCATCGACTCCGGCATTCTCCGCCCGATTCGCCGCCAAGGAGCCCGCGCCTGGTATCGCGCCGCCGACCTCGAAAAACTCGCATGAGCACCAAACGCACCGACAACCACGGCAGCCTTTCCCGAAACAAGAAAAAGGAAAAGGAAACGCACCCCACGCACAAAGGCTCCTGCACCATCGAAGGCCGCGAGTATTGGATCAGCGCGTATGTGAACGAAAGCCGCGACACCGGAGAAAAGTATTTCAAGCTCTACTTCGAGCCCAAGAAGCCCCGCGAGGATTCCCCCGCCGATCCGCATTCCGCCTCGATCTCCGAGTCTCCCGACATTCCCTTTTGATGAGCGCCGAAGACTTGCAAGCCGCCTGGTGCGTGCCGCCCGAGGAACTTTGGTTCCGCAGCGTCATCGCAAAAATCACCGACGCCATCGAGGACGCCGCCGAGATCACCTGCATGCCACAGACCGCGCAGAACCCCGGCCTCCTCGCCCACAGCGCCGGTGGTCTCGAAGCCCTCCGCACCCTCCGCGAAGAAATCGAGCGCACCCGCTCCGAGGCTTTCCAAAACAAATTTCGACAGGCAGACAAATAAACGGATGAGCGGGTAGGTTAGGGATTTCTAGCCACCGCCACATCGAGGTCGGGAGGCGTCCGTATGGGCGACCGCAACCTTGGAAACCCGCGTCTGAAAAGGTGGAAGCCCGCCGTCCCTGTTTTCTTCCCCTCCTCCGTGCTCTCTGTGCCTTTGACTCGCTCGCTCCCGCGAGTCTCGCCCTTCGGGCCAACCTTCGGTTGGTCTACCTCCGGCCTGCCCCGGCCTGCGGTTGTGGTGAAAACTTTTTAGCCCCCGTTAGCACCCATTAGCACCCGTTAGCGCCCATTGCGCCAGCACCCCCTTCCGCTCCCTGCATTTCGCAGGCATTTCCTTTCGCAAGCGAGGGCTGAACTGCTCGCCGCGAACTCCGTGGAAACCGTGCGGAGCCCATAAAACCTCAGTTCTGACACCGCGACTTGGACGCACCACAAACCATGGACCAGACAGAATCAGCATTCAGCATCGGCGAAGTCATCGACGCGCTGGGAGTCACCCTCCCGACCGTGGATGAGACATCTCCGGCGGCCCCCGA